TCTGAAGCGGATGTTGGTCGTCCGCCCTGACCTGTTTATTAAAGTTACTACGCTGACTACCGTGCCCGGCGCACTTCAGAGCGCCCCTACGGAGTCGATGCGATTTATGGATATCTTGGCGAACTCCCAAGGGCGCGTGCCCAAGGAAGTTGACCAGCAAGCTGTTGACGTCATGTTTCCTACATGGCGTGCTGGCCAAACTGGCCCAACGACAAGCTGGATGCGTAACGCCCGCGACCCCAACCGATTCTACGTCTACCCCGCTTCTGCGGGTGGTGAGCAATTAACGGTTGCTTATGCCCAGACACTGCCGAACTACACCCTGAACGACGTCATCGAGCTTAGCGATGCCTACTTGCCGACCATTCTGGACGGCGTTTGTTGGCTTATGGAATCTCTTGACGCCGAACACGTCGAGTCTGGTCGTGCCCGTATGTTCCAAGAGTCCTACACCACTGCGCTTGCTAGCGGGTTGTTGTCTCGCGCTGTCGCGGACCTGCCTGATGGCGGAGCGACTAAGACTACTAAGTAAGGCTAACCATGCAAAAGTTCATCGACACAGTAACGGCCACAGGCGAAGGTGGCATCCTCACGCCGCTGGGCAACGCGTCTGTGACGGTGTACATTACCGGCACGACCACGAAAGCCGCGTTGTATTCGGACAACGGGTTCACTGCTAAGGCGAACCCGTTTACCAGCTCTGCGACGGGTGTAGTTGCGTTCTACGCTCCTGACGACCGCTACGACATCGTGGTGGCGAAGGCAGGCTTTAGCACCGTCACGGTGGCGGACGTGATCTTGGAAGATATTGACGACAACGTCATCACCGACATCTCCAACGCACGGATTGCGTCGTCTACCATGACTGGTAGCACCATCAGCGGGACGGCGATCAATAACGGCACGATGAACGGCACGTCGATAGAGAACGCGCAGTACTACGGCGGTACCGTCGAGTTCGCGGACATTATCCAGTCAAACATGACCGTGAGCGCTATTGATAGCTCAACAGTGACCACAAGCTCCATTACTGCATCAACGGTCAACAGCTCGCCCATTGGTGCGACTGCCCCATCTACGGGTAGGTTCACAAGCGTGGCGCTTGCGAGCGGGGCGACTGGGAACATCGGTTTCGGCGAGATGCGCCTAAACAGCGCTGAGCTTACGCTGGATGTCGGCCTGAGTGGCGGTGTTGTCGGTCAGATGTTTGAAGAGGCGTTTGTCTCGGTTGTTAACAACTCCGGTGCGCAGATGATCTCTGGGCAGGTGGTGGGCTTTAACGGCGTTGACAATGCAAATTCCTTACCATACGCCAAGAAGATTGCCGCTGGACCCGACCAAGAACCCCTGCACATTATCGGCATCGTTACCCAGACAATCGCTACCGGTAGCCTTGGGCGCGTGACAACGTTCGGCAAGGTCCGCAACGTAGACACAACCGGCTTCCCCGTCAGCGAAGTGTGGGCGCAAGGCGACCTGCTGTACGTCCACCCGACTATCCCCGGGGCGCTGACAAACATCGAGCCAACGACACCAGCACAGAGTATTCTGGTCGCGGCGGTTCTGCGCGTAGGCGCGACAACCGGCACTTTGCTGGTCCGCCCCATGTTGCAGGCGCACAAACACTACGGCGCGTTCTCTTCGACCGTGGACCAGACTGCTGCCGACCCGCTGACACCATACGCTGTAACGTACGACACTGTCGACGCGTCCAGCGGCGTTATCCAAGACGCCCTCGACCCAAGCTGCATCTCTCCCACACGGGCGGGCCTGTACAACATTCAGTTCTCAATTCAGCTCTCGAAGACAAACTCCAGCACTGGTTACATCTGGATTTGGCCGCGCATTGACGGCGTGGACGTGCCCAACTCTGCGACGAAGGTGTCGGTCAACGGAAACGCTGCGGAAGTTATCCCCTCGTGGAACTTCTTGCTGCCGATGAATAAGGACTCTAAGTTTCAGCTGATGTACGCTGTGAGCGACATCACTGTCTACTTAGACGCCGCCACTCCTGAGACGTTCTGCCCTGCTATCCCGTCAGTGATCTTGACGGTAGCGCAGGTTAACCAGTAAAAGGTAGACCATGGCGATTGTCCTAACCCCAATCATCAGCACTCGCAAGACGCTCGCGTTTGACGCGATGGTTGATGACATCAGCCCCTATGTTCCCGGTTGTCCTGACCCGGTGATTGCTCGCACGGTTCACAAGGTCATAACCGATATGTGTCAGCGAGCGAAGGTGTGGCATGAAGATTTTTTGCCTGTGGACTTGGTTGTGGGACAAGTATCTTACCCACTGCTTTCCCCCGTATCCTACGCTGTTTGTACCGACGTCACAGACGCCTTCACACTCATCAACGGACAGAAAACTGTCCTGACGTGGGAGAAGCTGACTGCGGTTAAGCAGAAGTTTCCTAACTGGCCGGAGCTCGGACAGGGTACGCCCCAGCACATTACGCTGGCGACGCTTGGTGAGATTCTGGTTGCGCCTATCCCAGACGCGGTTGGAACCTTAAACCTGCGCGGGTATCTTCGCCCCTCTGCGACGGCTACCGAGTGGGACTTAGACCTGTACAACGAGTTTCAGCGAGTGATTTTCCACGGCACGATGTACGACTTGGCGCTAATGAATGGCCGCGCTTGGGCCGACGGAAAACTCGCCCAGATTCATGGAAAACAATGGACGCAGCTACTGGCCGCAGCAAGAGACCGCGCGGTTCGTGGATACAACGCTGACGACCTCTCTGTGGCAATGCGACCTTTTGCTTGAGGTAATAAATGGCTGATATTAAATTTACCAACTTTGCGTTCTCGACGATCGCCACCGGTATCGACGACGAAGACACGACGATCGCGGTTGAGCCGGGGCATGGTGTTCGGTTCCCCGAGATTACGCTTCCCGGTGACTTTTTCTACCTGACGCTGGAGAACGCGTCCCTCGATCGTGAGATTGTTAAGGTAACTGCGCGTCTAAACGATGCGATGACAGTAGTGCGTGGGCAGGATGGAACTGCGCCGCGTATGTGGAACGCTGGCGACCCGATCGCTTTGCGCCTCAACGCCGCTGGCATTGAGCATATGTTCAACCAAGTGGTGCGTGCCGACCCGTTCTCTGGTTCCGCACTAGTGCCGCAAGGCGACACCAGGTCGTGGAGATACTCCCGCCCCGGGTTCTTTCCGGTTTAACACCGACACCCAGCAGTTCGAAGGCTACGACAAAGACGGTTGGGGTCGCATCGGTGGTGACGGAACCGTCGCCGAAGATAGCGCCCGCATCTCTGCCGAGATCGCTTCTACCGCCGCAGCAGACGCCGCAGCCGCGCTGGCCGCAGCTACCATCGCTAAAGACGCAGCCGAAATTGCCGCCGCATCCAACAACATCCCCGACAGCCTGAGCGGCGAGGCGAGCAACTTCTTGCGCGTCAAGGCGGATGAGTCTGGATACGAGTTGGTTAGTTCTGTGGCCCGCCCGACGTTCTTTGGATTTAACCTGAGCGCGGATGGTACTGAGCTGATTCACACATTAGGTAGTGACGATTATGTGGCTGACGAGTATACTACATGGACAGTCAGCGACGGTGTCTCGTTTAGCGTCGTCAACAACAATCTGGTAGTGAACCTATGAACATTGACATAAGCCAAATTGGGTACCGCTGGAAAGGGATTTACTCCCCCTACCTTTCCTACGCCAACAACGACGTAGTATATAAAGACGGCGGCGCGTACGTTATCCGCAACGGCGCTCCAGTCCCGTTCGCTCTTGGGCAGCAAGATGCCGTCTTGCGCGGCCACCTTCTCACAGGCGGCGTTTCTGTGGGCGGGTTTGGGAATATGGTTCTGCACGCGACAAGCGAAGGGCCGCAGTTTCAGTTCCAAGATACCCGCAACGGCACCTTGGCGACGATGCTTGGGAATACCTACGACCCCGGCAGTTACTACCAATCCGTGTACGGCATATCCATCGGTATGCACGACGGCTCTGTACGGTCGCTCGGCTATCAGACTAACGGCTTTGGCGGCGCGGGCAGTCAAGGTGACATAGGCCGCACCTTCCCCGCGCGTGTTGCGTTCCCACCCGGAACCCCCCGCATTGTTAAGATTCGCCACGGCTGGGACAACTCATATTACCTCGACGCGGAGGGCGGGCTGTGGTCCGCCGGGGTGAACAACCAGAACATGACGATGACTGGTTTTCAGTGCAACTTGCCCACCAAGGTCAATGGCTATGGCGACATTAGCGCCACCACCAAGATTGTCGACATTGACTGTGCGCTTGACTGGCACGGCCCCCGCCAAGGCTTTGCGATCGACGACCAAGGCCGCGTCTATGGGTTTGGTAACAACAACTATAACGTGCAGGGTATCTCAGGCACTAGCCCCTACGCACGCCTGATTCCCTTCACGGTGGATGTCCCGATGCGGGCCGCGTTCTGCTCAGGCGGCAACTACGCTGGGTCGGCGCTCATCAGCCGCGAGGGGCAGCTGTGGGTCGCGGGGCACATCGACTTTACCCACGGCAACCGGGAGTACCCGCACTCGTTGTGGATGCCGTGGGGCACCGATAAGCCGGTTAAGGCGGTTCGGTACACCGAGTCGGATAACCACATCGCTGACGGCACGCAGTATTTCCGCAACATGGTTATCGTTCTTGAGAACGGCGATCTCTACGCGATGGGGAACGTCGGGTCGCAGGTGTCGCACGGGTTTGGGATTAACTATAACTCCGATCTCTGGTATACCAACTACGCGAACTACCCACCCCGTATTTTGACTGACGTCAACGACGCCGTCTGCGTTAACGGCGGGTACGGACGTATGCTGGCTCTGCGCAACGACGGCACGGTGTGGCACACGGGCTACGACGGGTTTGGTATCGGCGGCGGTACGCAGCGTACAACATGGGCTCAGATTACCCACCCGGACCTGACGAACGGCACGCTTCTGAAGATGGTGGGCGCTCGCTACGGCTCTTCCGCCTACTTGCTGCGCGACAACGGGACCGTTATCAGCTGGGGGCGTAACGAGTACGGAGTTAGGGGCGTTGGCAACGCTACAGATGGGCCCCCGACGTCCGTGGCAGCGCTCGACAAAACTATTGTCGACTTTCAGGTGACTGGGCAGTGCTATGACTCCACGAGCAACCAGACAATGATTATGTTGACATCAGATGGGCAAGTTTACGCGAGCGGCTCCGGCAATTACTCTGTAAACGGTGACGACGACTCTGAACCTACATACGTCCCCCGTCAAATTCTTTTCTAAGAGGTACACACATGGCAACCATTACTCTCGGCAAAATCGCGTTTCAGTGGCGCGGTGCGTATGACGCAGGCACGACTTACGCGAAGCAAGATGTAGTTTCTCAGAACGGCGACAGCTATGTGTGTCTCGCGGACGGCACCGTGGGCGTGACTCCGGTGGCCGGGCCAAAGTGGGATTTGTTCGCGCAAGGTTCCGCCAACGTGGGGGCAAACCCGGGCGACCTCATCTACCACAACGGCACACAGCTCGCCGCGCTTCCGATAGGCGACCCCGGCCAAGTGTTGCAGGTTAGCCCCATTACACTTCTCCCTGTGTGGGGCCCAGCGGATGTCCGGTCTTCGACCCGCGTCAAAGCCTTGCCCGCTAGCGTAACTGAGAAGCACGAGCAGGTTTTGTCGTACCGCTCCCACGGCGTCATTATGAATGACGACAGCATCCGTATGTGGGGCGATAACAGCAATAGCAAGCTCGGTGACGGCACCTCCAACACTCGGTCGTACCCTGTTCGCCCCGGGTTCGCTCCCGGCTTCCCCGGCGCGGCTAAGCTGTACACGATGTACAACAGCAGCGCTTATTGCATTGACCTGAACGGCAAGCTCTGGACTTGGGGCTATAACGGCTACGGCCACCTCGGGACCGGCGACACCAGCAACCGCACCATCCCTTATTGCGCCAGCGATAACGCGCTGAACTCTATCAACGGGAAGATCGTGACCCATGTGGCTGTTCCCTGCGGCGTCGAGGGCTACCAAACTGTGATGGTGTTGTGCGATGACGGTACGGTTCACTCGTGCGGCTACAACGGCTATGGCCAGCTCGGTCAGGGCGACACAGCACAGCGCAACAACTTCCAGTTGGTGCCCGCGCTAAGCAACATTGTCGACATCGCACTGGGACGTGAGCGCTACACCGCCGCGTATGCTGTGACGGCCACAGGCCAACTTTACTCGTGGGGCTATAACGGCAACTCCCAGTTGGGCTCTGGTAACGCCACTCAGTCTAACTTGGCCATGTTGCGTAACCTCGGCTCCATCAGTGGCAAGGTCATCAAGAAGGTCTTTACCGGCTATATAAGCGCCTACGCATTAGACGATGAGGGCACGCTCCACTCTTGCGGCGAAAGCAACTACGGCCAGCTGGGGCTTGGTAGCACCGCAACGCAGTCTACGTTCGCGGCGGCGCTGACCGAGGTCGAAGACTTTTACGCCGGTGGGCACGACTACCCCATCGTGTTTGCTAAGAAGACTGACGGCTCGCTGTGGGCAGCTGGCTCCGGTGCGTATGGCGCGAACGCAGACCCCTCCGCCTCTAACCGTACGTCGTTCCAGCAGGTCGATCTCGGCCAACCGGTGCAGAAGGTTGTTCACTCAGGAACCGGCTCCTACAACTGGACTGCCGCGCTGCTCGCAGACGGCACCGTGGATATGTGGGGGTATAACGGCAACGGTGTATTGATGCGCGGTGACACCGCCAGCCCGCAGTACTTCGCAAGTCGTTCTAAGGTGCCCACCGGCAACCTGAAGGTGGTTGATATCTCCTGCTGGAACCAGTCTTCAGAGCAATCCATCGCGTTCTTGATGGAAGATGGCCAGCTTCTGGTCGGTGGATACGCTGGCGGTACCTCTCTGCCAGAAGACGACAGCGAGAACTCTTACGCACCAATGCCCGTACCGTTCTAAGCACGATGGACCCTATAAGCATCTTCATGGCGGCAACCGCCGCCTTCAACACGGTCAAAAAGCTCGTTGAGGCAGGCCGTGAGGTAGAAGATGTTTTGGGGCAAATCGGTGCGTGGATGGGTAAGGCCAACCAGCTAGCCGAGCTCGACAACAAGAAACCGTCGATCTTTGCTAGGCTGGGCAACGGTAAGTCCGTTGAACAAGAAGCCATGGAGCAGCTGCAACGCCGCGAGGCGATGCGCAAGCAGCACCTTGAGCTTATGACGATGGTAAAGATGGCGTACGGGCCGCTGGCTTTTGATGAGCTGTTGCAGATGCAGCGCCAGATCAAGCTCAAGCGTGAGCGCGAGCGGCTCCACCAGCAACAGCGACGTCGTGACGCCATAGGGTATACCCTAGCTGCGGTCGTTGTTGTATTGGCAGTCTGGGCGCTGTGGGGTATGATTTCCACCGCCATTGAGTGGAAAACCAACGGGATTAGCTGATGGATGATCTTATTGCAATGGTTAAGGGCATCGCGCCCGGTATTGCGACTGCGCTGGGCGGGCCTTTGGCTGGTGTGGCGGTTAGTGCGCTTTCTAAACAACTTGGCGTCAAGGATGAAGTGACTGCTGTGATGGAGGCTATCACAGCCGACCCAGAAGCCGCAGCCAAAATTAAGCAGCTTGAACATGACAAGTTTAAAGCGATTCTTGCGGATAAAGCTAACGCGCGTGAGCGCGAAGCTCGTGTGGTTGAGAGCCAAAATGCGCCTCTCATCAATAAGGTTGTCACGCCTGCTCTGGCTCTGGGGGTCACGGGCTTGTCGTTCGTGCTCTTCGCTGTACTCATCTTCGTGGAAGTTAAGCCGGAAGCTAAAGATATTCTTATCTACATCCTCGGCGTCCTCTCGGCGGCGGTGACACAAATTTTGTCGTACTACTTTGGCTCAAGCGTCGGTAGCAAGGACAAAGACGATCAGTTGAGGTCCGTTGTGAAATAAAGGAGTTTGCTATGGTCTGGTTACCTGTCGCGTTCGCTTGCTTGACAAACGGTGTGTGTTCGTTTTACAACGGTAACCTTTCCATATCACTGGAGCAGTGCCAAGCACAGAACCAAAACGCCTCGCTGGCAATGCAGCAAGACAAAGATGTGAAAGCCTACCAAGTAGATTGCTTGGAGCTGTCCCCCAAACCAACTGACTCTGTATGAAGCTCACCGCAAACTTTAGCCTAGCCGAGATGACCAAGAGCGATACTGCTCTACG